TTTAAACTTTCCTACATACTTTTTAGTAGTGGAAAATATCCCCTGCCAAAATTTATTTATCGGTGAATCTGTGAAAGTTCCATTGATTACATTTGCAAGCTCTGAGATATAACTAGTAAGTTTTTTAACTATTCCTAGCGTTCTATCTCCTAAAAGCTTTTTCCCTAATGAAATTTTTAACCCATCATATGCGGAGGTTAACAGTGTGGCTACCCCGCTTGCTCCATCTAGCATTATTTCTTTCATTTTCTTTGATTGCCCAACACTATCTTCCCCGGCTGCTTCAATTGTCGCTTTTACAGCTGCAGCTCCTTTGTATGTTATGCCATCTATAGTTTTTTCAGCACTGAGTAATTTTGAAAATGCTCTACCGCCTTGTTTTCCAAAAACATTTTCTAAAAAAGCTACCTTATCTAAGTCTTTCATTTTCTTAGTTACTTTTTCAAACTGTTCAACGGTTTTAGCAATCCCCACAAAGCTTCCATCATCATTCTCAATTTTAATCCCCATCGTTTTCAACTTATCTTTATTCTTAGCTAGTTTACTAAATATTGCATCTAATCCACGACCTGCCATTCCAGATTTAACAGCCTGATCTCCCATTAATCCAAGAGACCCTACCATTTCTTCTAAAGAGACACCCAAGCCACCGGCAGAACCGGCAGCATACTTAAATGATTCGCCTAACATCTCAACACTCACATTTGTTTTACTCATCCCCCATGCAAGTACATCTGCAAATCTTCCGGTATCATTTGCTGTCATATTAAATGCAGTTAAGTTATCTGTAATAATATCTGATACTAAAGCTACATCTTCTCCAGCTGCTGCGGCAAGATCTAACACTCCAGGTATACCACTTAGAACTTGAGTTGTATTAAATCCAGCTAATGCCATCTTCTCCATTCCTGCTGCTACCTCTGAAGAAGTGAAGGATGTAGAAGCTCCAAGGCTCATAGCTTTTTTTTCTAATAGATTAAACTCTTCTCTCGTTGCACCTGAGATAGCCTGGACTCTTTTCATCTGCCCATTAAATGCAACGTAACTTTTTACAGATCCTATTCCTAAAGCCCCTAAAGCTATTGTCCCTGCTATAGCAGCACCAGCTACAGCTTTCCCAGCCATTAGTGCACCTTTTTTTAATCCACTCCCAATTTTAGATTTTACTGCTCCTATCTTTTTACCTATCTTTTGTTTAGCATTAAGCTTCCCCATAGCTTTTTCTGTCTCTTTTATCTTTCTAGTGACTTCATCATATGAATTAGGAAGTTTATTGATTTCTTTTCTATATTCTAATGACTTTTGTTTCTGTTTCTCCATAGTCTTAGAAAGTTTTTTCATATCCCCGTTTAATTTGCGATATATTTTTTCTTCAGACTTAGATAGTTTTTTATTCCCATCTTTAACTTTTTTCAATTTTTTTAATTCTTCTATTTGTTTTTTATACTGATTTCTATTTTCCTGTAGAGCTTTTTTTAATGCTTTTTGCTTCGAATATAATTTTTCCTGGTCTTTCAATCCTTTTATATCCCCTTTTAAATTTTTCATTTCTTTACTTATTTTCCCCATATTTGCAGGGAGAGATTTATCTACTTGAGCTTTGATTTTCATTAAAATCTCCATCTTAGTCTTTTTGGCCACTGTTCACCTCCTTTTATTTTTTATCTTTTAATTCATCTTCAATTTTATTTATCAGATCTAATAAGTACTCTAACCTGTTTAGATCTGATTTAAAGAGAGTCTCGTATGATATATTCATACTCAACTCTCTCTGGTTTAATTTAAAAGCTAGGAGATCTATTATCTCATTTAAATTTTTATGAAATTCATGTCCTAGTCTTCGTTCAAAAAACTTCTTACCTCATCTAGGATCGCTTTATAATCCTTGATAAGGTAATTCCATGATGGTTTTATATGAGATATCTAATAAGTTAGATGCGATTACAACATAATATTTATCATCCATGCTTTCAATATTCAATGTTTCTTTTTTTACTTCCCTTATTCTCTTATATTGTTTCCTGCAATTTTCTAAGAAAAACCCATTGAAACTTGTAAAATCTAAAGTGATTTCTTTTTTACCGTCAATTTCTTTTGATAATTCTAGTATTACAATTAGTTCTGTGCTTTCAGTTTCTTTTCCTTCAGTGAGCTCTGCCCCCTCAGGGTTTCCTTTCTTTAAGGCTTTTATTTTATTTTCATGTGTGATTTTTTCTGCTTCAGTCATAATTTCTACACTCCTAATATTTGATTTATTCCAGCTCTAATATCTTCACCATTAATGATAGCTACCCTACTAAATACATTTAATTCATCCATTACTACACCATCTATTTCGTGCTTATAGTAAGTGGTTGCTATTTCTAGTTCAGGCTCAGATTTTCCGCCCCTTGTGATCTCACCATTTTTTCTTGTCTTAACTTTCCCTCTTACTGTATGCACGACTTTTCTATAAGAAGTCTCGCCAGTATCCGGATCAGTCCCCTGGATAGCTGCGATAGCCACCAAGTTAAATGTTTTCCCTGACCCAATCCCTACGTTTTTAGTAAGCCCTGTAAAGCTTATAACTGTAGTCATGCTCTCATACAGAGAATCTATAACCTCTTCATAGTTTGATAACCCGAGTCCTGACATCTCTTCAGTTTTCAGATTCATATCAGGAGGAGTTAGTTTATAAGCCCCTACGATCTCATCTCCGCCATTTAGTGTGATTATTGCGTCATTAATCACACCAGGTATTATTCTATCCATTTTTATCCTCCCTTTTAGCTAAACAGTTTTAGAGTTGCGTAATTTGAATCGAATTCTAAAATATAATGCAACGATTCCCCAGGTGTAACAAATCCTAAATAAATATGCCAAACAAATCTACCTTGAATCACGTCTGGATTTTCACTCCCAACAAATTCAACTCTTGCCCCATAAAGTTTTCCTGCGTTAGTAAGCCCTGCAAGCCATAAATTAATATTTGTTTTAATACTTTCAGCTTTTGCAAAAGTCATCGCTTTGTCTACGTCCGCTTCTGTATTTATCATTACTGTGTTAGCTATATATTTCATCATAGCTTTGTACGGGATGTTGATATCCCATTTTCATTAAGTAAATTGGCTTGGATTTCATCAAGACTTATAGGGATGTATACCCCATCTCCATCTAAATATCCAATCCCTGAAGCTTTGATATTCTTATTTGATGGAGATTCAAATGGAACACCGTCATTCTTGGAATCCACTTGAGCTTTTAGAAGGGAAGCTAGAATCGACTGGTGATATAGATCCTCTCCTAATTTGCACTTACCATACATAATTATTTGATCTGAATCGATCCAGTTATGTTCTTTTTTAAAAGCTACTGTTTCTCCGTATTTAAGAGTACATGGCATATCTATCATGCTCATTGAACCCCATTTCCCATTTATATTACTTGTTTTTGCATCTAATGCTGCCCTTACTTCATCTGAAAAATAACCCGGTGTTATAGTAACACTTGGGATCATAGAGTAAAGAGGGAATATCTCATTTACAACCTCTAATCCTGTTTTATCTAGTGTGGTTAAATCTATCCCCCCGATAATGTCTTCATCCGTTACAGCTGCGGGGTCTAATGTATCAAATGCCAAATCTACTGACGTTATAGATTCTGTAGTTATTTCAGCGACATAATACCCATCATTGTTGAAATACCCATCATACTCCACTATTTCCTCTGTAGTTGTTTTTTTCATTACGAGAGTAGATTCTAACAGCCCTACTTCCGAGATGGTTATCATCTTATTAGAATCCAATATAACAGCGGCTTTAGTTACTGATTTTTTATGTTTAGCAGGATCTAAAACATTTACACAAATAACAGGTTGTACCTTGAATATATTAAAGGCAGCATATAGAAACTCTGAAATGCTGAAGCCTTCAATTTTATTTGCACCACCAAAATACTCCACAGCTTCTTCAGCTGTATATATGACTACTGGTTTATTTATGCAAGTTAGGTCCCCCATGTTGATAGGGGCAGTTCCTACACAAACTACAGGTGATTTTACTGCTGTCATTCCTTTTATTTTACTTTCTACTTCACTGGCGGAAGTCCCATGCATGAAAGGTGCCATCTATTTCCTCCTTCTTTTGCTTATTATTCTATTTAATCTGTAATTTGGATCTCTTAGGCGATTTTTGATTTTTGCATATTCTTTTAATCCTAAAAATAAGCTTTTTAATTCTGCATCTTTTTCTAAAGCTTTAAGAATTGGAGTAATATCTTTAATTACTGTATTTTTTATTAAATTTATTTCCCCAGTGGCCATGTTATCTCCGATATAAATGTATGTTTTCCCTTTTTCTAACAAAATAGGTGCTTTTTCAACTTTTTTCGGTGTTTCTTTTTCTTTCTGCTTTTCAACTTTTTTTTTCTCTTCTTTTGCCATTTTTCACCTCTCTTTATAGATATCCTAAAGTTTCTAATATTCTAGCTTTTACAACCGGTAACTCCACATCTAGTTCTATGATGTATGTCCAATAGTCTCCTACACAAAGATCATCTTCAATACCACCTTTAATTTCACTCATATCTAGAATAAAACCACCTTTCAAAGATGGGAACATTGTAAATTGTTTTATCACTTGCCCCGCTAGTTCTGTTATTTCTTCATACCCACTCTCACTAGGATTTTTTGTGACAATCCTTAGTTTTAATTTGAACAATTTTTTTGTGTTTCCATTTTGTATTTCTTGTTTTTGTTTTCCAGGTCTTATTAAAATAAATGGAATTTCACTATCAAAACCGCCTTTATCTCCTGTTTTTAATTTTTCTTCATAACTTTTAGTTTTTAAATACCCATCTACATAGGTGATTTCTTCATCTCCCATATGGGATACCCTTTCTTTCAAAAATTCCCTTATCGAGTTACTTGCTTCTATTATCCCTACCATTTATTCCAGCCCCTTATATATAGCTTCATCCAGTGCAGTTGAGAAGACTTCCTGCACTTCATCCTCCATTAATAACTGATCAGTTTTAGAAGCCATATGAAATGGCGATACAGTCCCAACAGGAGATATCTTATGACTTTCTTTCCCGTTTCTAATCCATAATCCCATCTTTGTCCTATCACTCTTATAGAAAGCCCAAAACATCGTCGACATTTTCTTCTTACCACTAGATTTTAAAACCTGCCCCTCTAATCTTGTAGAACTGGCAGATGGCTTTGCTAATGAGATATAAAAGTTATCCATCTTCCCAGCCTTTGAACTAGCTGTAATTATAGATTCATTCCCGATAGATCTTAATTTATGACTGTTATTATTTAAGGTTTTCTTACTGTTAACATATCGATTATTTGCATAATCTCTTTGTAACTTCCTAATTTTCACCCCGGCTTTTATCGTTGCTTCTTTTAATACTTTTTCTACTTTGCCTGGAGTAGTGGCGAAAAATGTTTCTAACTCATTTATCTGTTTTTCATTTATTTCAAAGTCAAACATTGCTATCTCCTATGAGTAATTACATCGATTTTATAAATATTATCTATATCCTCTATGTCAATAACTTCATACTTAATCCCATCGATGGTTACTTTCTCTCCAATCTCTATTAGTATCAAAAGATCAACTTTTTTTATGTTATACGTCACACCACCGGTATAAATCCCTAATTCTTCAGATCTGCCTTTATATTTTTTTGTGAAATTATGCTTTGATTTAATCGCTGTTAATTCTTTCCCGGCAAAAATTACTTTTTCACCAAATTCATCCGGATTAAAAAATACATTTGCTACATCATTCCCTAACATTTCTTTTAAATTCACTAAATACCTCCTAGAGCCCTATCTTTATTGATAAGGCTCATGAAAATTACTTTTTCTATTTAATAACTTTGGTTTTAAGAGGTTTTATTCTGCTATCTTGGACAATAAATCGTCCACTTTTTCGCCTTTATTATTCCCTTCTATAGTTACACTGTAGAGAGTAGCTAAATCTTCTAAAAGTGAAGTTTCCATTTTTAAAAGATTCTCTTTTTCTAAGAAGAAATTTGAAATTTCTTGAACTGTTTCAAATTCCTCTTTTGAAATTTGATTTTTTTCTAAATTTTCAACCTTATTTTCAAGTTCCGACACATCATTTTTCATTTTTTCATTTTCTTCTCTAAGTCCTTTTTGAACTTCGTGCTGAAGATCTGCTTTCACTTCATTTCCAGGAATAACTATTGCATCTTCTTTTAAAAATTCTTCAGCTTCTTTTCCTGAAAGTGAAATAATTTCACCCTTTTTAAAAAGTTTCCCATTTCGTCTAATACCTATTAAAACTTCATATTTTATATTTTTACTCACTTTGCCCCCCTTACATTACTTTGGTAAAAAAGAATCCTCTTGTATCATCTGAAACCGGAAGAGGTGCAGATGATAGTCTTATATAATCACAATCTTCATCGTCAGTTCCCCACACTTTTGGGATTCTCTCGCCTGTATACACACCTTTAACACCATCTATTTTTTGTGGGATAGCCCCATAGTGAACTTGGAATGATTTACTTTTGCATCCGATCATCCCTCCAGCAGGAATTAATGAAACCTCTGTTTTTGTAACTGGATCTATAACCCAATCTACAAAAGAATAAATATCTAGTTCTAATTCAGGGATCGTTCCTATAAACTTCGCCCCGTCTCCTAATCCTCTAGGGTTTATTCTTAATACATCTGCTGACGTATACTTTAGAGCCTCTTTAATTTTTGGATGGTTTTGAAAAGCTGAGGAAGCTTCTGGCGATAAAACTATACTATCTATATTCATCCCCGTTTCTTGTAATACTTCTAACTGTTTCATTTTCAAATACTCTTTAGGATCTGAATTAGCGTCATCCCATTTATCTGTACCTGATAAAATTTCTTTGTTGATATCCCCAAATGTGATAGCTGTATCAATCGTTTTCCCAACAATAGGCATAACACCTGTTGTCAGCAATTGAAATAACAGCCATAATTCTCTTCTAATTATAGACTCATCCAACTCTTTTAATTCTTTTGAAACTTGACCTACTGCCAACTCTTCTGAGTCTATGCTGTCCCCATAAATAGTCTCACCAAATTTTTGATTTAAAAGTTCTTCAGCATGAGCGATCCTGAAAGGCATTATTCTCTTTAACCTGTATTTCATCAATTGCAAATTCCCCTGTAAAATAAGCTGTTGTTACTCCTTCAGCCTCAAGTACAATATCTTTAGTCAAAATACAATTGAAATTAGTCCCATCAATTCCTGTTTCTCCAACAAGATTGTGAACCCCATCAAGTTTCCCTAACGCCATACCTCTTTTATAAGTTCCAGATGCTAACTTTATGCCTTCTGCTAAAACCGGGATAGTTGTCCCATTGATTAAGTTATCCGCTTTAATTTCAGCCATTAATCTCTCCCCCTATCTGTATTTATTTTGTTTACGATCTTCTCTACTAAACTTTTATTTTTTATTTTCTTCTTCTCTTCCTTAGTTTCATTTTCAAGGTTAGCTTCTATTTTATCTACCCCTGAGGCTTTAACATCTGCTAACTTATTCCCTAGAACATCTGTTACAGGTCCCTCTACAACCACTGCGGCTTGTGGAGGTGCAGATCCTATACCATCTATTATTTTTACCGCTATCTCTGCTTTAGTTTCGAAAGTTTCATATTTTGCTTTTAAAACTAACTCTTCAGATCCCAAAGCTTTTACCCCATCTAGTTCCTGCATCCTCCCTCTTTCATTTTTTACACCTTCATTGTAAATCGCGTTATACAATTCCAGATTACTAGCTTTTAATTCTTCTTTTGTCATTTCGTCCTCCTTTTTTTCTTGAGTATTATCTATTTCTGAACCATTATTTAATGGTTTATCAGTTGTATTGTTTGTGCCTTTTTCTGTAGCTATCTGATTTAATACTTTTCTAATTACTTCTTTTGGCAATACTTCGTCTGTATTTGATATTGATGCCGTTAAAGTCGTTCCCTGTTCAGTAAACATAATTTCGTCAATAAAATTAGCTGCTTTAGCTTCTGAAACATCCATCCATGTTGTTTTTGCCATAAGGGCTAATAATTCATCCTTACTTTTCCCTGTTTTAAGGGCATAAGCATTGGCAATGGTCCCGTCAGTTCTCTTTAAACGCTCAGCTGTAATTCCTAATTCTTCATGATTCCCTTCTGTCCTTGTCGCAGAATTATGGATCATCATTTGAGCAGTTGGTGACATCATTATTTTATTACCAGCCATCGCTATTACAGATGCAGCACTTGCGGCTACCCCTGATATTTTCACAACAACATTCCCTGCATAATCTTTTAGTGATGTATATATGTCCGAACCATCGAACACAGATCCCCCACCAGAATTTATTATTATTTCTAACTCTTCCCCGGCTCTAGCTCTTGAAATAGCATTTTTTATATCTCTAGGTGAAGTTGCAGTTATCCCACACCAATCATAAACTCGTTTTTGTTCATCAGGAACGATTACTCCTCTTACCTCAATTTTCATTATTTTATCTCCCCCTCTCCTGCTGGAGCTCCGATTGCTTCTTTCATCATTATTTTTTCAACTCCTATTTGGTCAATAGTCTTTTCAAAAGATGTCCCAAACCTTTCCTGTGTGATTTTACTTCTAGTTTTTAAATTATTTTGGATATCCATGTCATCTGCTTTCGCTTCTTTAAATGGATCTAATGTCCCTTGTACAGGACCATACCACTCATTCCCTAGTACCGCTTTCCGAATCAACGGGTTGTCAAAGTACCCTGGAACATCTATAAATTTTTGTGCTATAACTTCATCCATAAATTCATGGAATACAGGATCACAGAATTTTTCTTTTAATCTAGTTCTTTTCGTTGTATACATCTTCCACACTTCTAATAAGGCAGCCCTAGAAGCTGAATAATTACTATTAAAAGCATTTAATAATACTTCTGCCGGTAAGCCTATTGCAGCCCCTATCGTTTTTGTTAGTGTCATTAAGAAAGCATCAAATGCTATCACAGGCCGTCCAGTAGGAGGAGCTTCTATGTCTTGTCCTTCGGCAAGTTCATAAAACGAGCCTGGCTCCACATCCATTTGGTTAGTGGTAACTTCTTTATCCTTTGATTCAGTTGTTGTCCCCCCTTCACTCCTCCCCGCCACATTCATTGATTCAGGATGTTTATTTTTAACGAAAAATGTAAATATAGAAGAAGTTACTGCGGCTGTTAATTCTGATTTTTGCCAATCTCCTAACTGCTTGATTTCTTCAATCACGGGTGCTAACAACGGCACACCTACTCTTTGTCCTATTCTCTCTTTTTCAAGTAATAACAGCACATTTTTCCTTCCTGTTTTCCCTCCAAAAGCTTCTACTCTTTCCATAGTAGTTATATTACTTATAGGATCTTTATTTTCTATGTGTATCGCGGTGAAAGTCCCTTTTTTGTCTAATTCAATCCCATTTTTTATATTTTTCCCATTCTGTCCAATAGGATTTTTTAACCTAAGAGCATCTATCAACTGTACTTTTAGGTGAAAATATCCGCCAATTCTTTTTTCCATAGGGAGAAGTGCTATCCCTTCCCCATATATTAACCAGGAATATACCATCAAGGTTTGCAATTCATAGAAGTTACAAGATCGATTAATATCGCAGTCCTCATTTTCAGACCATAATTCCCATAGGGTTTCAATTTGTTTTTCTAATTCTTTTTTTCTTTCTGGTTCCAATCCCAAAGTTTTGGCATCTATAGTTGATTTTAATCTCAACCCAGGACCAACTACATTAGTTACTATTTTTTTTACTGCCGCAGATCCAATTGTAGAATTCATGTACAAATTCGCAGATCTTGCCATTAATAACTGTTTATTGCCACCGATATCTTTATCGGCATTGTCATTTCTTGTCCTCCAATTTCTAAGACTTTTTTTCTTCTTACTCGCTCCACCTTCGCTATAATTGCTTATTCTTTTTACACTCTCGATAGCTTGTCTTGTAACGATCCTTTTTAAAGCCCATTGAGGGGCTACTCTTTCAAATAAATTCATCTATTCACCTACAAATTAATCGGATTAATACTTACTACGTTAGAGCCTCTTCCTTGGGATAATTTGTAACATTGTTTTTCCCAGTATAACTTTGCTGCTAAAACTTCTTTTAAAGGTGCTCTTTCTAATTCTCTATCTTCTATTTTGTATCTTTGATTAGAAATTATTAGTACCTCTGCATCAATATACTTTTGATACATTTCTTGTGCTTTTTCTAGTGTTATCCCTGTCGGTGATTTCATTACTTCCCTCCTTTTTTAATCAATTTTATTTTTTTTCTAGTCTTTTTACTTCCAACTACTCCATCTCTTAATTTTTTTAGTTCATCAAAGTTAGGATTTAATTGTTTTAAAGCAGCAGTCGCATAATTTCGAACATCTAGCGGTTCATTTCTTTGTCTTATTTTTTCCCAATTGACTTGTTTGTATCCATACCTATTTACAGTTACTATTTTCTTTTCTGAATATAAACCCTTAAAGTATCCAATTGAATACCCTTTTTGTGGATCACTGGGAAATAAACAATAACCATGATCTCCTTCTTTTTTTTCTAATCTTTCAAATAAAAGTGATTTAAGATCATTTACTCCTACCCATACTAAAGTTACAGGCTTATCTGTTGTAGTATTTACCTTACTGGTTTTTATTACATACCCTCGTCTTCTTTTGTTGTCTCCTTTTATCCCATAAACTCCTCTAGGTTCTTTACCATAGAGATAGTTATATGTTGGTTGTGTTTTATGCCCTCCTGTATCTACAAAAGTCATATTTATTTTTAATGATTTCCCATTTTTAAAATAAAATTCTTTTTCTAAATATGAATCTATCTGCTCCCAGAATGATAATTCCTCCGGATCTCCATGAAATACTTTATATTCCACACCAAAACTTTTCTCTTCATGGGACCATCCCACAACTTCTATAACTCCCCAAGTGTCCTGAATATCTAATCCAGCAGTGAGAATTAATATATCCTCATGAAGATCTGCTCCATAATCCATTCTATTTACATCATAAATATCTTGAAAAGCATTATCTAGAGCCATTGTTCCCTTCCAAGGTAGCCCCATCCTAGTATTCATAAACACCATCATCTCTAACGGATCTTTCTTAGCTTCTAAATATTCATCTCCTATAGTGTCCCAAGTTACCCAAGGGCTTGAAAAAGCGTTGAGGTGAAATCCTCTTTTTTTATTATCCCCTGGATTAAGAGCTATATACTTCCCATCTTTCTGCATAGCCTTCCATTCATGTTCTGAGTGTAAGCAACCGCATTTTTTACAAGAAACTAATAGTTCCCTAGGGTCAAAATCTTCTATGGTTGGGTTTGTATACTCCCCGCAACTTGGACACGGTATATTCCATACCTCTTGGGTAGAAGACTTATACCAGCGACTTATTTTAGAACTCTCCTCCTCCCCAGGTGTAGAAGTAATAACTATTTTCCTAGATTGAGTAAAGTTGTCAGTTCTTTTAATAGCCAATGCTATCTGGTCCCCTTCTGTCCCGGCTCCCGGTTCATACCGATCTACTTCATCCAGAAAAGCAACTCTTACTGTATTTGAAGCTAATCCCGAAGGAGAATTTGCCCCTACGAGCATTAAAAATCCACCACCGAATGTTTTTTCAGTCATACTCTGTTGAAACCCTTCCATTTTTTCTTTTAGAACTTTACAAGCTTTGAACATTGGTTCTAATTTCCTTTTACTATATCTCTCTGCTGCTTTCACTG